TGCAACAAAAGAAATACTTTGTATTGAAGCAGAGAAGAGACAAGATATTACGGATGATTCTTTTAGAGAGGTCACAAATTTAATTAGTAACTTAGATGATAAACCATCTGAGTTTGATTGGTTAGTTAATACAACTGAGAAATGGTGTCGTGATCGTGCTATATACTTAGCGTTAATGGAATCTATCCATATCGCAGATGGTAAGGATGAACATAAGAATAGAGATAGTATTCCCACAATTCTATCAGATGCATTAGGAGTTAGTTTTGACACTAATGTAGGACACGATTACTTAATAGACTATGAGGAAAGATACGAATCGTACCACAGGAAAGAAGATAAGATCCCGTTCGACCTCGAATACTTTGACAAGATTACAAAAGGAGGTCTTCCGAATAAAACTCTCAATGTTGCTCTTGCTGGTACAGGGGTTGGAAAGAGTTTATTTATGTGCCACATGGCTAGCAGTGTCCTCCTCCAAGGGAAGAACGTCCTCTACATCACTCTCGAAATGGCAGAGGAAAAGATTGCGGAGAGGATCGATGCTAATTTACTTAATGTCAATATACAGGACATAACAGATCTTCCTAAAGTAATGTTTGATAGTAAGGTGACAAATCTTGCTAAGAAGACGCAGGGTACATTGATCATTAAAGAATATCCTACTGCTGCTGCACACTCTGGACATTTTAAAGGATTGCTTAATGAACTTGCATTGAAAAAGTCGTTTAAACCTGATATAATATTCATAGACTATCTTAATATATGTGCCTCATCACGATACAGAGCAGGAAGTAACGTCAACTCCTATTCATACATCAAAGCAATCGCAGAAGAATTACGGGGTCTCGCAGTTGAGGCGAACCTTCCGATTGTATCTGCCACTCAAACTACTCGTAGCGGGTTTGCTAGTTCTGATGTGGACCTTACTGACACCTCTGAGTCTTTTGGACTCCCTGCTACTGCTGACCTTATGTTTGCCCTTATTTCTACAGAAGAGTTGGAAGGGTTAAATCAAATAATGGTAAAGCAATTGAAGAATAGGTATAACGATCCTACTATCTTCAAGAGATTTGTTGTGGGTATTGATAGAGCAAAGATGAGATTATATGATTGTGAACAAAGCGCTCAAGAAGATATAGTTGATAGTGGACAGGAAGATACTTTTAAGGAAAAACCAAAGAAATCCTTCTCTGAATTTAAATTCTAATGATTATTTGGCAAAATTATATTAGTGTTTATCGTTCTATGTTGCCTATGAAGATAGAAGGTCTATGGGCATCTTGGGAGGGTAAAGGAACTCACTTGAATGCTATTACACATTCTCATCCCCACTTTATTAAGTCAAGACAGGTGGATATATCTGATGGTAAGAATGTAGACATCTTTAATTGTATAGCATATCCAAAGACAGGAAGCAATCTCCCCTGTTTTGGTTTAGATTTGATGAAATTTTCTGATAAAAAAATTATTATAGTCTTTGATTTTCAGCATCCTGTGGAAAACTATCTATTTTCTGTAGATGGATTACCCAAATATAAAGGAAGTGTTAGGTTTTTTGAACCAGGTAACCACTTTTCTGAAAACATTTATATAGCATATTGTAAACCAGATGAGGTAGATGATCATCTTGATATGTTTAAATTATACTTGACTAAGTACGTGGATATGATAGAATTAGAGAAACCAACTGGAACCGACACCAGTGTATATAAAGACTTTGATGCTTACATGACTAAACTAGATCCAGTAGGAGGATTTCTTGCTGGTAAGTTTGGAAAAGAAAAAGCAGATAGTTTGGTAAATGATTTCTTATTTTCTTATAAATGACTATAGAACATTCTGATGCTTACTATGATTACAAACGCAATGATCCCGATAGAGAAAATCCTTTTACTGATCCAAAGGATAGAGCAAGAGCAGAAAGAGTTGTGTCTGGATTGGTTGGTAAAGTGACTGTAGATACAGAAAAGTACCTTGAGTTTGTAAAGGGTGTAACTAGTAATGAGAGTTTAGATTACGCTGCTCTCCTTAGTAGAACTAATAAACTTGAGTTAGAAGATGATTGTAATATTCCCCAACTACTTACTGCTGCACTTGGATTGACTGCAGAGTCAGGTGAGTTTACTGAAGTAGTTAAGAAAATTATTTTACAAGGTAAACCATATAATGAAGATAATGTTTTCCATATGAAGAGAGAACTGGGTGATATATGTTGGTATATTGCACAGGCATGTATGGCACTTGATACTACGTTCGATGAAATTATTGAAATGAATGTAGAGAAATTAGAGAAGAGATATCCTGGTGGATCTTTTGATGTTCATCATTCAGAAAATCGTGTAGAAGGAGACCTATGAGTTACGCATTATTAAGTGTTTCAAATAAAAGTGGTATTGTTGATTTTGCAAGAGGATTAGTTAGTGCTGATTACACTCTTATTTCAAGTGGTGGAACTCATGCTGTTCTTCAAGCAGAAGGAATACCAGTAATGAGGGTGTCTGATTATACTGGTTCACCAGAAATTCTTGATGGAAGAGTTAAGACATTACATCCAAAAATTCATGGTGGTATTCTTGCTCAACGTGGTAATCCTAGTCATGATTTAGATCGCAAGGTAAATCGTATTGAATTGATTGATATTGTTGCAGTAAATCTATATCCATTTAAAGAAACAGTTGCTAAACCAGATGTAACCTTTGAAGAAGCAATAGAGAATATTGATATTGGTGGTCCTAGTATGGTAAGATCAGCAGCAAAAAATCATAAAAATGTTGCAGTACTAACCAATCCACATCAGTATGGAATTTATCTTGATGCACTGAAAGGTAATATATCTTCTGTTACTGTTGAGCAGTTGCGTTCTCAATTTGCAGTAGAAGCATTTAAACATACTGCTGAATATGATGCTGCTATTAATGCTTGGATGGAGGATAGAGTTCTATAAATACTCCTAGATAATGGAGTTTATCATGGTATTACATATGAGAGATCAATTAATTAGAGCACTATCAGCACATGCTACTGGTGAAATCGAAAAGCACAAAGCTAATGTTGAAGTTTATCTTGAGCATCCAGTAGGTATTGGAGAACACTCTGATATTACTGAAGCTATAGGAGAAGAGTTAGATAAAATTTCACGTTATCATGATCAGTTAGAGGTGATTAACCACTACTTTAAAAAGAGATGAGAACGTATAGTCAATTTTTAGAAGATCTAGAACAAAGAAAGGCTGCACTTGCCCAAAGAAAGCAGGAGCAGATGGCAAGAATAAAACAGCAGAATGCTCAAAGTGTCTCTGATGCTAGTCAGAGACTTTCTGCCGCTAAGGAAAAAGGTGCTGCTGATCAAGAAGCAATTGATGCTAAGAAACAAGAAGATAAAGATAAGAGAGATGCAGCACAAGCAGCAAGAGATGAAGCAAAGGCAGAGAGAGATAGAAAACAGGCGATGAAGGATGAGATCCGTCAGGAATTAAATCAAGAGAGAGAAGAGAAACGTAAGGCACAAGAAAGAAAACGTATGGAGAAAGAAAAGAATCAGGAGAAAGAAAGAACTGAGGATTGATATGGCATATGATCAGAACGGACAACCCATACCTAGATCTGCAGTCACTACTGAGGTTGGTTCAGAAATAATAGCTCAAGTTGCTTTAGCATGGTCTATAAAGCATAATAAAGCTTTGACTGTTCCTGATTGTATTGAAGTTCAGAGAGATGATAAAGGAAAACCACTTAGAACTAATAAGAAAGGGCAACCAAGTACCGATAAATTTGCTCTTTATACTGCTATATTGGATGTGAATGGAAAACCAAAACCTATTATGGGTGGTGGTTCTCCTTTTAGTGATAGTAAAATACTTACACAAAATACTGCTAGATTATCTAACAGAGCTTTTGTTAGAGATGTCATGGCATTTGGATTGAAATTTCCTTCTGGTGCGACAGGAATGACTTGGATTGATGGTGAAGGTATTAATATGCTTGCGTTAAAACGACGATGGCAAATACCTAAGAATGTTAAAATTTATAATGATAAAAGATTTCCTGAAGCTGGAACACAACCAACTAATCCTTATGCAGCATTTAATAGATTAAAACAAAGAAGTTCTTGGAATCATAAATCAGATAAATGGAATCCTGCTGATATTTGGGTAATGACTGATGCAGGAATACAAGGTTTAAGAAGGTTGAATAGAGTGGATAGATCATTAGCAATGATAAACACTTGGTTTATTATGCAATATAAAAAGAAAAATATATTTCCAATTTCTCTTAAAGCACCAAGGAAAAGTGGACCTGGTTTTGATGTTGTGAATACTAATGAATATGTACAAAGACTTGTTTTAGGTGGAACTCGTAATCCTACTGTTCAGGTAATGAATCAGAATCAGGATATGAGAATTAATTTTAGTGTTGAAACTGTAGAATTACCAAAGGGAGTTACTGCAGAACAGGCAAGAAGAAATCCTGCAACTATTCGTGGTGCTACTGTAAAAGGATCTATGAAGAATATGATGTTAAAGTATCATGTTAATAATAATTTGTTAGAACTTGAACCTGGTCAAGAAGGTGTGTCAAGATATGCTGCTGCTAAAATGGGGAAGATTGGATATCAAAGCACAGTTAAATCTATTGATGCTACTAATAGATCAGGTGTTCAGAAATTAAGAAACATACAAAGTCATCACTTAAAAGAGGATCCTGATTTTAGAAATAGAAATAGTTATAGTTGGTTTATGGCAACAAGTTCTCCAACTAAAAAATCTGTAGATCCTGATTCATTACCACAATTGACAGATTATGTGAGAGATATATGGGAAGCTCTAGTTACTTCGGGGGAAGGTGGTGAACGTCCTGATGTTCCTAATGCAAAAATTTCCGATGCTCAATCAATGTGGAGTAAAGCTAGAGCTCTTGAATTGGCTTTGGCTATTGGTGGAATAACTAGTGAACCAGTTAAGAAAAGAGTGATTGAAAATTTATATAATGTTGCAGCATCTATTCAAGCTGCTACTGGATTAACAGCACAGGAACAATCATTAGCGGCTGCGACAGGTGATAATACATCTGGAGGTCGTAATATTGAGTTTACATCTGCTCCATATATAAAAGTCTACTAATCAAAGACACTAAATATAGGTATGAAGAATCTTTTCCAATTTCTAGCAGAGGCAGGTACGTCAAGAGCTGCAGAACAAGCTGCTAAGTTAAACCTAAAAAGTGATGGACACGGTGGTTGGATCGACTCCCGTGGTAATGTTGTTGCAACTACAGAGAAAGGTAAGTTAGTTTTTCTGAAGAAGAAGCAACCACAGAATGTAGATCC